CTGAAATTAAGGTTGATCAATCAACCTAGAAATTTGCGGTGCGCCAACGAGATATCCAAAGGAAAAATCATCGGCAGCAGCTTCATAAAGAGAAAAGGCTCCCATAGTACGTCGATAAACGTCTCCAGTATCTGTGGGGGTCAACCGATCACTATTGAATTGCCAATCTGGAATATCTAGACCTCTAGGGTCGAGACTCTTTTGAACATAAACAAAACTACGACGAATCAAAGGTCCTTCATCATCTGCTATCGTACCCTCTCCCACTAATGAGATAGGCAATTGCGAGTAGTAAGGAACTTCAAATTCAATCATACCGTTAATATCAGGATAAACAAGATGTTCAAAACGTGTAGCATTTTCCGAAGTTGAAAAGGAAGAAGGTTGAACTGGTATTAGGGGGCCGTTCTCAGCAATCCGCCAATCTCGAATGCAATAGACTGGATCTGCAGGACGTTCATCTGAGAAAGTTGTAGTTCGAAGTTGACTATTTGGAGCATCTGTTCCTCCAGGAAAAGCATTTGTTGGAGCAATAGCCCCTGCCGCCTGTGATTGCTTGTAAGCAGCACCAAATGACAACTTATAACGTCTTCCACCTCTATAAAATCTATACAAATATGAAACATAATGCAAAGGATTTGAAAGGGGAAGTCGTTTAATTACATACGCATTCTCTGCTACGACCTCTCCTGCAGGATTGGTATAAATTGGTAGTTGGAGTTGCACATCAGTAGCAACTCGTCCATCTGATTTTCGCCCAAAATATGCCGGATCAATCGTAATTCGATTATAGAGATAGTTATCATTGTTGCCACTAATGGGTCCATTAATTGTTTTGCGATTCAATGGAGTATTATATGGTTCTTTTTGTCCCAAATTAGTTAACGTGAATCTCTTAATAATTTGCCTTAAATTAGTGACTTTCTCACCAATAGTCAATTCTTCAGCCTTAGTCTCAGTCATCTTGGACATTGGAAAAGTCCGTGAAGCGGTATTGGAAACTTGTTCATTATGTTCAACTCCTTTTGATGTGAAATTGAAGACTTGAGCCTCAAATTCTTCATCTTCAACAAGAGCATTATCATCATCTACAACATAATTTCCAAAGTCAGGAATTGCAAAAGAAATATCATCCCCACCACAAAGCCACATATTTACTGGACAGTTATTAGCAACACTATCAGTGGATGCACGGAGTGGAGTAAGTACTTCAACACTAATATGACCAGTTGAAAATTTTTCTTTTCTCAAATTATTTACATCACTGTATCCTGTTACAATTGTCTCTTTCCAAGGAACATTTGCAACATATGGAATTTCAAATTCTAATTCTGAAGTTACAGACAAATCCAATATCCAATTATAAGCATTTTGATTAATCTTTCCAACTGTTGAATAATCATACACTCCAGGGTGAAAAGTGATTCTCAACCGTCCGGTGTGAAACGCAGTTTTCGCAACGGTCAAACGATATTTGATCGATCCTCTCCAATATCGAAACATGGAGGTGATAAATCCCAATGTCGTTGGACTAAGTGAAGATGCACTTCCAATCGCCATGCCAGGAGTCACAGCATTGGCATGAATCTGAGTTCCAACAGTTTGATTTACATCCCAATTAATATTTGATCGAAAAATACAAGATTTCTTTGCTACATATCTAATGTCCATTTCATCCACATCCGTTGAGAAAAGTCCTGCACTATAAGTGAGACCATTATCAGGAGCAGCAGCCAACTTGGATGAAAGATCAATGCCCGTCATATTTGTGTAACCCTTTGCAGGGATATTCACAAAAGGACAATTTTTATCCAAATTGGTAGGTTTATTCCACCCAATCGCTTCTGCAGCTCCGCTAACAGCTCTAGAAACCCATTCAACAGGACGTACCCATGGTCCGAGCGTTGGCATTGCAGAACCAATTTTTGATGCAAAAGACGCAATATTAGATGCAACACTAGAGATTTTTGGTCCACTAGTTGCTGCAGCCTCCTCACCAATTTGTGCATCAAAAACTTCATCTTCTTGCTGGAGAGTTGGTACAGTAATTGGCTTTGAAGTTGGCAATGCCAATTCTATATCCTCAAACCACGCAAAGATTGTAAATGGTGCTCCAGAACCCACGGGAACGGATCCTGAATTAGTCTGGATGGAATTCAACGGAACAACATACAGTTCACCCATGTTTGAGTGAGTATCCAACAAATTATAATGAGAGAGTGGTGCACAATAAGGAATCTTAATTTCTACAGGTGCGCCAGACGCAAGATCAATTTCCGTTCCAGGGTACCCTGTTACATTAGGCAAATGAGACTGACGAGACCCTCGATTGGAAATTCGATCAAATGGCGCGAAATACATCCAATATTTGCCACTCATGAAAGGAGTTGCATTAAACATAAGTTTAACCTTAATGTTAGCACGAAAATAGGTAAAATAATCTAACTTACTAACTACATTAGTGGAATTCTGTAAAATAACATCAGGAAACTTCAAATTAATATTAATGAAACCGGGATTAATAAATTCATAATCTAAAATTCGAACTGGGCGCTGAAGAATAGCATGAATATCATGCAATTTTGTGTCCTCTGCCATTGACGTCCAATCCAATGGTGTTGACATCATCGGCTTTTCGTATGTTTCTGGCTGTACATCATCAACAAATTTTGTAATTTCTCGAATTTCTGTACCTGGTCCGAGTTCTGCCATATCACCATGAATTTGATTCATATCTTTTTCTTGTTTATTAGCGACTAAAATAGTTATCGTACTTCCTGAGGCTTAGTCAAACTACTCAGTAAAACGTGCCGGATCAATAGCCAATATTTTAGAGGGCACACATTGATCAATAGCTTTAGCTCCCTCAACTAGATACTAGAACGCATCTAAGTTACTACAGACCGGGATTTGCTGCTCTTCTCGCACGGCAAATGAGAAAGAGCCCCTAGCTGTAGATTTAATAAAACCTCCCTTGCTTCCTCTCCTCGTCATACCGAAGTTCAACGTATCGAGGAAGCCGTGGTTTTTGTTCCAAGTGGCGGCAAGCATCCCAGTATTTAGGTGACCATTCTTCAAACACTCTCCTTCCATGAAGATGGAGTTCAAAATGTGAAGTCTCCAAGTTTGAAATTGTTGCTGCCACTGGGTCAAGATCTTTCCGAATCCAATTAGTCATTTCCAAAATCGTTCCAAAATCCAGCGGAGCAAACCATTGCATTTCATCAGAATCCCACACAAATCCTCGTTTGAGATAAGAACATTCGGACAAGGTGCGGTATGCTACCATTTCTCCAGACTTTGCTTCGTCCGTGTAGGTCATACCAATTTGAGCATAACCTTCAGCAATCGTCAATTGATTGAAGTAATCGATCACTTCATCTGAAATATTCACAAGATTGTCATCTCCATATGAAACCATTGCAACATGTGTGTTAAACTGCCTCATATTTTGGAACTCCCGGGGAACTGTTATCATCCAGACATATCGCATACTCACAGAATTGTAAAGTGAGTTTAATATTGCTGTGATCGGACACCCAGAGGGTTGAGAGTGAGTCCAAAGATAAACAGAACCACCTTTCACATGAATTGAATTGACGATTTCATTCCATAAAACGTGTCGAATCAAATCATTTCCATCATTATAGAAATCATTCACAATGTCAAGAATTTTATAAAGCATTGGTAGGAGAAGTGTTCCATCAAAATTGGAAAAATCTCCTGCAATGACTTTCTGACCTTTGGAGGTAACTCGCGAAGCAGTTTTTGACCAATCAAAGGAATACACATTAGTTCCAACTGAAATTTCATTGTCAATTCTGTTCCGCATCACGTGAGCTGCAAAGGCCAGGAAGTACATCCTAAAAACCAATGTAAAATCCATTGCTCCGGCAGAAAACACTCTCGTTTTCTTGGCGGCAATTTTTTCAAATGAGCGTCTTTCATCTTTTAAAGTGTCTATGAAAGGAGCTGGCATTCTTTCACCTTTCTCCGCCATGGAGATTCTTTTCCTCATTTTTTGTCTCAGGTTGTCATCCAAGCAGTATTCTTCTCCACGCCCAAGCCAAGGTTCTTTTCCAGCTCCTTTTCTTGGGGGCATCTCTCCTGTGTAAGGATAACCTGGAGAAGTTTTCCTTTTAATTGGTTGAATAAAATCATCTCCAAGAATACCTTGTACAGCTTCTTCTTCGGTGAGAACTCGATCCACTTCTCGCACACCTGCATTCACCACAGCTTTGACATCATTCACAGCAATCTTCAGAATTTCTTCATCCAATTCTGGAGGGATATTTCCCGCTTTCTTAAGACCTTTGTCCATTGCTTCTTTAGAAAGCACCGATGGTGCGGTGGTTGGTGTTTGAAGCTTTCCGGCAATAACACTTGGTCGAAGAGCAGTTTTGTTAGGCATCGCAACCTGGTACAAACTCTCTCCTGCAGCAGTGAAATTTCCTTCAGGCAAATCAATCTCCCATGGAGCTTTAAATTCTTTGAGAATCATATCTCCATGCATCAAAAGTTGTGATTCCAAGGGTAATTCGCCTAGAGCATGCAAAACGTCTTGTTCATTAAGTGGGCTTGCAACTCCAATGTTATGCTTCCCACAAACATGAATGCCAATTAATTTCCGGGCCAAAGATGTTCCAATGGCAACCAATGGCGATCCACAATCACCTGGAGCAGTTTCCATGCCAGCATATTCAAAACGATCACAGATCAAGTAAGAACCTTCTGCATCTTTATATTTGCGTGGCCTTTCCACTTTCTTTTCAACTGGACCAGTTCGCAAGATTGCACCTTGCTCAAAAGGTACAACTATGCAAGCTCGAGCTCGCACAAACGAACTGAGTTCGATTGATGTTGCCATGTTCCGCACCAAATCAAAGTGATCGTGAAGAGATGGAGGAAATTCAATAAGCATTTGGTCTTTCTTTGCTCCAGATACATCCAATACTTGAACAGTATTAAGTTTGTCTGTGGGAAAAGTATGACCATCTTTCTTGGTTGCATTCCAAATGCGAATCTCAGTGGCTCGATCTAAATAACTCTGCAAATGTCCTGCTGTGAGACCCACACGTCCACGTATCATCATAAGTTTGAGCATCCTTCTCCATTCACCATCAATTTTTAAGTCCAAGTTGTACATGTTATTTAACACTTTCTTTGATAGTTGAAGAGAATTAGGATCAGTTTGCAAGTGTGAATTCATTTCTCGCATGTCAAAATGGTGCAATTGTGTTTCCAAATCACTTTCATCCAAACCACTTTGTGTACGCACTTGACTCTTTTTATTTGTCTTGGCATCACCAGATGTTGAACCCTGCG